TTAATTGCTTGTGAAAAAACAAATAGGTCTTGCTTTATGATGGAATTTGAGCCACATTATGTTGATGTCATAATAAAGCGGTGGCAAGAATTTACGGGAAAACAAGCAATCCATGCAGAAACCGGTCAGGAATTCGGGAAACTGTAAGTATTTGATATAACAAAGGATTTTGTAATAACTTTTAGTTATCTTCCGACTATAAAAAGATGCAAGAACACGAACCAACCGAAAAGACAAGAAGCCAGGTGCAACAAGCATCGGGATTAGGGCTACCACAAGAGCAAATTGGGGCGCTGATTGGCATAAGTGACAAAACCTTGCGTAAATACTACGGAACAGAACTGGCGCTTGGTAAGGCTACGGCCTCGGCTTCTATCGCTAAGTCCCTATTTAACAAGGCGCAGGCTGGGGATACAACTGCAATGATTTGGTGGACAAAAGCTCAGATGGGATGGGGTGAAACCAATACAACTAAGATAGCAAACCCAGACGGTTCAGCTATTGAAGGATTTCAAATAGTCTTTAAAGACGGAAACCATGAACCTAGCTGAAGTTGAGTTTCCTCTAAAGCTACAAGGCTTATTTAAAAAGAGCCGATATAAGATTTATTGGGGCGGTAGGGGTGGAGCTAAGTCCTGGGGAATTGCCAGAGCTTTGATTATTTTGGGCACTAAAAAGCCACTTCGCATACTATGCGCTCGTGAGTTTCAGACCTCGATCAAGGATTCTGTCCATAAATTACTAAGCGACCAGGTTGTAGCGCTTGGATTGACAGAGTTTTACGAAGTTATTGATAGAACGATTCGAGGTAAAAACGGCACAGAATTTAACTTTGTTGGCCTTAAAAATAACGTAGCAAACGTAAAATCATACGAAGGGGTTGATATTTGCTGGGTTGAGGAGGCACAAACGGTGTCTGCTAGAAGCTGGGATGTATTAGTTCCTACAATCCGTAAGGAAGGCTCAGAAATATGGGTATCGTTTAACCCAGAGCTTGAATCAGATGCAACATATCAACGGTTTATTCTGAACCCACCTGAAAACGCAATAGTCCAAAAAATCAATTGGTCTGATAATCCTTGGTTCCCTGAAACGCTCAATATGGAGCGTATGACCTTAAAGAATCGTGATCCAGAAGCGTACAACACGGTCTGGGAGGGTTTATGCCGTCAGACTGTGGACGGTGCTGTATTTGCTCGTGAGATGCAAATGGCTGAGTTGGAAGAGAGAATCACTAAAGTCAGATACGACCCTACCAAGCCTGTTATTGCGGTTTTTGACCTTGGTTGGGCAGATTCAACGGCTATATGGTTTGTACAGTTTATCGCTGGGGAGATCAGGCTTATACGTTATTTGGAAGACAACCAACAGACGATGAGCCATTACTTGGCCACAATGCAGACTTTTGGGTATGTTTACGACACTTTATGGTTGCCTCATGATGCAGAAAACAAAACAATCGGATCAAACGGACGGTCTATCCAAGAAATTGTCAAGGCAGCCGGATTTAAGACCAAAATCATCCCTAGAACGCCTATTGCAGATTCAATCAATGCAGCGAGAACTATATTCAGGAACTGCTATTTCGACCGAGACAACTGTTATGACGGACTCCAATGCCTCAGACACTATAAATACGAAGTAGACCCAGATACCAAGCAATTCAGCAAAAATCCACTTCACGACCAATATTCACATGGAGCTGATGCTTTTAGGTATATCGGTTTAGGCGTACAAGAGACTAGGCAAGTGAAACAAAAACGAGTAAACTATCAGCAATTCGGTCAACCTCACAGCTGGATGGGCTAATGGCATCTCAATATCAAGACATGGACGATTACGATCCAATCATCGAAGAAGCTAAACAGTTTCTAAAGTTAGCCAATGATGCTGACACGATGAACCGCCAGGAGGCTTTAGAAGATTTAAAGTTTGCCTCTGGCGGAGATCAATGGCCTGTTGACTTACAAAACTCTAGAAACCTTGAATCTCGCCCCGTTCTTACCATTAATAAGCTGGATGGCTATTGCCGTCAAGTTACGAATCAGCAACGCCAACAGCGCCCCAGAATCCGTGTTCATGCGACTAATACGGTCGAGGATGCTGCGGATGCTAAGGTCGTTCAGGGTTTAATCAGGCACATTGAGGTAAATTCCAATGCTGACAATGCTTACGATAATGCTTATAACTACGCTGTACGCATGGGTTGGGGATATATCAGAGTCGATCACAGATATGTAAGAGAAGATTCTTTCGACCAAGAGATATTCATCGACCCAATAGATAATCCTTTTACTGTCTACATTGACCCAAACTCAATTGCAGTTGACGGCTCAGACATGGAACGTTGCCTTATAACGACCATGATGTCCAAAGTAGCGTTCAGGGAAATGTATCCAAACGCACAGGAAACCTCATTTCTGCCCCGAGGAACGGGAGATTCGCAGTCTGAGTGGATCACCAAGGAAGATATCAGGGTTGCCGAGTATTTTTATACCGTTCGGGAAAAAGCTACTCTTTATCAGTTGTCTGATGGTTCTGCTAGGTTCGCTGATGGCAAAGATTTCTTTGAGCGCATCAAAATGGCTGGGCTTGAGATACTTTCTGAGCGTGAATCATTCAAAAAGACGGTCAAATGGAAAAAAATCACAGCTATCGAGGTGCTCGAAGAACGTGATTGGGCAGGGTATTACATCCCAATCATTCCAGTTTACGGTCGTCACGTTGTAATTGGAGATAAACGTAAGAAGTTTGGTATGGTTCGTCATGCCAAAGATGCTCAGAGAATGTATAACTTCTGGGTGACATCGCTGACTGAGTCTGTTGCGCTTGCACCTAAAGCCAAGTGGATCATGGCAGAGGGTCAGGATGAGGGTCACGAACTTGACTGGGCTGCTGCGAACATTAAGTCAATGGCTACTTTGCGTTATAAGCAGACGGACATTGACGGAAACCCAGCGCCTCCTCCTCAAAGACTTCAGCCCGAGCCTCCTCCTGCTGGGGTTATGGCAGCTGCTCAAGAGATTAACAACGACATGGCTACGATTATTGGGATTTACGATCCTAGCCAACAGTTACAGGGCAATCAGTCTGGCAAGGCTCTAAACGGTCAACAAATGCAAGTTGATCTGACCAACTTTGACCTCTACGACAACTTGACGAAGTCGATGTGCCATATTGGTAAGGTTATCCTTGACCTTATCCCTAAAATTTACGATGTTCAGCGGATTATGCGGATTATCGGGGATGACGGTAAGCCTGATTTACTCACAATTAACGAGCGTGATGCGGTTGGTCGGGTTAAAAATGACGTAACTGTCGGTCAATATGACGTGGTTATGGAAACTGGCCCAGGCTACAACTCTAAACGCCAAGAGGCAGTTGATGCAATGATGCCATTACTTGCCAAGCCTGAACTGTTTAACGTGGCTGGTGATCTGGTATTTAGAAACATGGACTTCCCAGGCGCTGAGACTATCGCTGATAGACTCGCTGCGATGAACCCACTAAGCCAGATTGACGAACATTCTGAGATTCCACCACAGGCTCAGATGATGATTAAGCAAGGTCAGGCTCAGATTCAGCAGTTGACTCAGCAAATACAAGCTATGCAGTTGGCTATGAAACAACGCCAAGATATTGAGCAAGTTAAGCAAGATTCTGAGACAAGACGTGAACTTATGAGGGTCACCGCCAAAGCTCATGACATAGAACTCAGGGATGCAGAACGTAAGTATGTGGCTGAACTGAACGTACACGGTAAAGCTCAGGAAGCGGATCTAAAAGCTCAAACGGCATTAGAAATTGAAAACATGAAGTCTCAAGTTGCTTTAATGTTGGCACAAATTGATAGAATCTCAGCGCATCAAGCATCACTAGAAACCACAGAAAGGGCTGTTTAAATGTCTAAAGAAAATATGGCTGATTATGTAGCTAAAGAAATGGCTAAAAAATACAACAAAGAGCAATATGAAAGAGCGCAAACACATCCAAAATTTGAAAAATTAAAATCAGAAATAGGTAGAAAACAAGCTATTGAAACTGCTTTAAATGATTTAAATAACAAGCAAAAATGATTTCGGGCAAAGCCCAAAACCTTACTCGTCAGGTAGACGAGGTTAATTCTTAGGGAAACCTATGTCAGAGAAAGAAGCATCGTCCGTTGTGACGAGTGAAAATAGTGGCGATTTTTATGCTCAAAAGTTAGGTTTAGCTAACGAGCCTGAAACTGTGGCGGTTGAGGAAACTCCCGAGCCAGTTGCAGAAACTCAGCAGAGTGAACCAGAAGCAGAAGAAGCCAAACCGACAGAGGAAACGGAAAAAAAGCCGAATCCGAAACTCGAAAAGCGGTTTTCAGAGTTAACCAAGCAAAGGGAGCAAGCCCGTCAGGAAGCTGAAAGGGAGCGCCAAAGAGCAAGGGAACTTGAAGATCGTTTAACGGCTTTAGAAAAAGGTAGTCAGCCTGCGAAGGTGGAAGACCCAGACCGAGAGCCACAGCCAAGTGAGTTTACTGATGCTTTTGAATATGCAAGGGCATTGGCTAAATACGCTGCTGATAATGCGCTGAAAAACAGAGACAAGATTGAGGCAGAAAGACGAGCAAGTGAGGAACGCCAAAAGCTGACCGAAGCATGGAAGTCTAAATTAGAGTCTGCAAAGACTGAACTGCCTGATTACGAAGCTATGGTTGCATCTTCGGATGTAACGGTATCGGATCAAGTGAGAGATGCAATCCTTGAGAGCGATGTCGGGCCAAAGATTCTTTACCATCTGGCAGAGAATCCTGAAATAGCCGAGAAGATCAACAAATTGTCTGTGGTCAGCGCATTAAGAGAGATTGGAAGGATAGAGGCTGGGTTTGAAAAAGCCCCCGAAGTTAAGCCTGTCGTGCGAAAGAGCAATGCTCCAGCGCCTATCAATCCGATTCGTGGGGGTACTAACGTTGACGTACCGTTAACTTCTGATGGGGAGTTTACAGGTACACCAGCTCAATGGAAAGAACTCAGACGAGCAGGAAAGATTAGGTAACACAATCTTTTTTAAGGAAATGAAATGAGTAATAATTTACTTACGATTTCTAAGATCACCAACGAAGCTTTGATGGTCTTGGAGAACGAACTTACTTTCACAAGTGAAGTAGACCGTAACTATGACGACCAATTTGCGGTTGTCGGAGCTAAGATCGGTAACACCGTGAACGTCCGTAGACCTGGTCGTTTTATCGGAACAACTGGCCCTGCTTTGAACGTTGAAGACTTTAACGAGACATCCGTAAACTTGTGCGGCTATTTGCATTAAGCAGATAGAAAACCATCCCTGATTGACTTGGAGTGCCGGAAGCGGTTAACAAGGGGC